AAACGAACAGCATTGGCGTATGGCGTAGTGACCGTCGTATAGGTGAGGGTGACCTGCCCAGCCCAGCCATTGGCGCCGTTGTCGTAGGAACCGGCACCTCCGGCACCCGCGGCACCAACGACGACGTTGTAGCTGTTCCCTGGAGTTACAGCAACCAAGGTCTCCTTGGCGTACTCGCCTGCTCCACCTCCTGGTCCTCCGTTTATCCCAGGGCCTGCGGCCCCGTAGCCGCCGCCGCCGCCACCGCCAGGGCCGGAAGCCGGCGATGATCCTGAAACTCCTGGTGAGTTGCCGCCGTTACCTCCGGGGCCGCCTCCTGTGACGGCCGCAGCACCCGTAGAACTAGTGGCAGCATTGCCGGCCGATGAAGATCCACCGGAACCGCCGCCACCTCCGCCTGCAATAACGTTCGCACCGTATCCGGCTCCTCCGTCGTGGTGGGTGGTGTTGGTGCTACCCGTTCCTCCGGGCGAGTCTGTTGTACCGTTTGCAATTCCGCCCTTTCCGCCGTGAGCCGTAATAGTAACGGAGTCTCCGGCGAAGCTGCTTATACCTCCATCGCCACCGCTAACAGCAGCGCCTGGCGGGGAAGTACCATCGACTGCTGCACCCCCACCAGAGCCGCCCCAGCACTCAACGGACGATATCGAAGTCATGCCGCCCGGAATAGCCAATGGATAGGTACCCGGCGTCGTATAGGTAACGGATCCCGAGCTGAAGCTTCCGGGCGTTCCTGTCCATGCAGATCCATTGAACTGTGCGATAGCACCGATACCATCGAACGAGGTATCCACCGCGAGGGTCGGGGTACCGGTCCATGTCATCGCGCTGCCGCCCGCGAGGTACGAGGCGAACTGCGAAGCTCCGCTCGCGTCGTCACACAGCCAGAAACCAAGCGGAGCAGCCGGCCCGGTAAGGCCTGCGATATACTGCGCGAGCGGTGTTCCGATCGCCGCTCCCTGATGAAGACGCTGCAGCCATCCGCCGGCTGCGATCGGCACGTAGACGTCGTTTCCGGTGTTATCCCAGCTTGGCGGCCACTCGCTGACCTCTCCCCAGTACCGATACGAGAGAGTCGAGTAGATCGGAGAGTTCTGTGCGGATACACGAATCTGGGTATTGCGCCCGATGAACGGATAGAAAGCGCCGCTCGTGTTGCCCGGCGTGAAACGGCCGTCCCGGTTGTTGAGCGTGAGCGTCATCGAGGATGGCGTCATGCCGGTAGTCTCGTTCGGCTTGCCGCGCTGAATGAGTATGTCGGCCCGCTGGTAGGCGTAGCTAGAGATGTCCGTCCATGTGCCGTTGAGCAGCAGCTCGATCTTCAGCGTCTGGATTTTCTGCGGGAATGGAAAACCCTGCACTACCGCCCCGGCCATAGCCGGGCGTAGCGTCATCGCGCCCGTGGCGGTAAACGTCTCGATGTCCGTGCCCTGCAATGACGGCTTGAGTGTCACGCCGCCGGACGTGGTGGTGTTGCCGCCGAGGCCGCTCGCCGCGAGGGAGGGACGAAGCGTCATGGCGCCGGTCGTCGTGGTGTTAGGCTGTGCCCGGAGCGTAACAACAGCGGCTGACCACGGGTTAGAGGTGAGCGTTCCGCTGTACGTGGCGGTGCCTGTAGAAGAGACAATCTGGTACCCGGAGGCAGCTTCGGAGACCCCGCCGCCGGAGTCCGTCCACGGAGAACCCGGCTTGGTTATAAAGTTTCCGGCTCCAACCGCGCCGACCCAGAACTCGCTGGCCGTAGCAGTCGTACCAGTTGTCCCCGACGAGTAAGACGCGCTGTTTCCGTTGCCAGTGCTGGACACGTCCAGCACTGCCGTTCCCAGGCCGGACACCTCGTAGACGACTACAAGTCCGCCTGACGTGATAGTGAGGTTGGTACCGGACACTACGATCGCCGTCTGGCTGCCCGCGCAGTTTGGGTCTGCCCAAATGAACGTATCGGACCAGAAGGTGCCGTTGGTCTCGTGAGCTGCGCACAGCTGGGAGAAGTTGCCAGCCGATCCGCCGAGCGTGATTCCTGAAACTGACCCCTGCGCAGTGAAGCTGTATGACATGACGCAGACGACAAGGGTGTTCCCGGCGGTCGTAGAAGGAATTGTGACCGACAGAGACGTGGTCGAATTTGTAATGTGCGCTATAGTGATGGCCACGGGTCACTCCTCCCTCCGTACCTGGTTTTCTGTTACCCGCCGGTGATCGTGAAGGCGGAGCAGCTGACGGTCGCGCCGGAGCTGATGGACAGCGAGTTGAAGTTCAGGTCCGCGCCCGACGTTCCGACGTTGCCGGTGCCGACCACCGTCGTGCCGCCGGATTCGACCAGGGCGAAGTAGCCCGCGGTTCCGGTGTTGCCCGCGGTGCCGCTCGTGATGGCGTTGGCCGTTGCCGTCCCCGAGGAAGACGCCCCGAACGCGGTCGCGCCGAATGTCATCGTCGCGAGTAGGGTGCCCGTGATAGCACCGTCGGCAGCGGGCTGGGTGCCGGTGTAGACCTCGATCTTCCCGCTGTTCAGCAGCGTGCAGACCGCGTTGACTGCCGCGTCGTACCAGTGCGGGTTACCTGCGTTAAAGTACAGGCCGCCGTTGAGCATCCGGTTGACCTGCTCGGGCGAAAGCGCCGCGAGGCGGTGGCGTGCCCGCGCCCGGTTAACGGCGATGACAGCCGGAGCGTGCCACCGTATGGTCTTAGTCGTCGCTAGCATTGGATTCCTCTTCCTGTACTTCCGGGCGGTTGCCCGAGATGAATTCGAGCCGCAATCCTCCGGAGCAGGTGATATCCTGCGGCGCTTCCTCTTGCTCCATCAATGCCTCCTATGACTGGCTGAATGCCCTCTGTACTGCATCGGGGCCGCGCCCGCCCTTGGCGCGCACGGTGTAGCGGATATCTTCAAGCTGCTGATCGGTCAGCCCGGCATTCTTGAACGACGAACCGAGTTCAAGAGTGATGTGGATGTCGCCACCACCACCGCGGGATACATACTCGTTCTGGCCGGTGCCGTTGTACGCCATCGTTAGGCCGGGCGGGAGAATTCCGCCCGTGTCATACCAGCCGTAGTTGACCTCATGCGACCAGGCACCGGCCGGGCTTCCGTACCGCTCCTTTATGTAATTGAGCATTCCGGTAACCTGGCCAATGGCTGTGGTCGGGTTGCCGCCATAGGCGTAGTACTCGCTCGGCCCGTTGATAAACTGCGCGAGCCCGTACGCATCGCTACTCGGGTTCGTCGCCGTCATATTGAATCCGGCCTCGCGCATTTCTACCGCGTAGAGGTCATCCCAGAGTGTTCCGGTCCAGCCGATAGCGGCAGCCATGTTCTTCATCATGGTTGCGATCACGCCCCCGCTACTCCCCGCCGTGATAACGGAGGGAACGGAGGCGGCCATCGCTGCGATCTTGGAATTCATGTCGGCGACCATCGACTGCGCGGCCATCTGCTCCATGACCTTCGCTGCCGCCGTCTGGGCGCCCGACGCCCAGGATGCAGCGTTCTGGAACTGGTCGATATCGATCAGGCCACCGCTCGCATAGCGCCCGGCGTTCACCGCACCCATGAATCCAGCGCCGTACTTATCGACAGCGCTCGCCTGCATCACGTACTCGCCCGACGAGGCCATGATCGGGATATTGTCCTGTCTCGGCCCGCCCGCGCCGAGGACCGGGCCGCCTGCGGCGTGAAACTCTAGATAGCCCGTCTGGGCATTCTTTATGTCCTGCTCGGCAAACGTGATCGTTCCGGAGCCAGAGCCAACGACGTTCACGCCCACGCTCTTGCCGTGCAGGCTATCGATCGTCTTCTGTAGGCTGGGTAGCGTCTGCTTCCATAGAGTGTCCGCCTGGGCCGCCGTCAGGCCGAGCCCCTTTTCCGCGAAGGTCTCGAACTCGCTGCGCGCATCGTTCACGTTGCCGGTTAGGCTGTATAGACCGTCCGCCAGCTTGAGCGCCGAGGCGCGGGTACTATCACTGTTCACGCCAGTCTTGAGGATCGACGTCGCGAAGTTATCAAAGGTCTTCTGCCCGCCGTTCGCATCTAGAATGGCCGTGGCCATGGCGGCATTAAGCGTCGTCCCGAGCGCGGTTGACAGGTTCTGCACATCGGTCGTCAGGTTCCCGGCCGCCCGCGTGAGCGTGCCCACAATGCCCTGAAGATTGAGCATCGGGTTCTGTACGTTGCCGACCCACTGCGTAAGCTGCTTAAAGCTGTCAGCCCCGGTATAGCCGCCGCGCTGCGCGAGGGCGTAGAGGACGGTCGTCATCGTGCTGCTATTAGCGGCGGCCGGGAGCATCGCCGCCACCAGATCCTTATTGGCCTGGGTTAGCAGCGTGGTGCCCTTGGCTCCGAGTCCGGCCGCGCTCGTTAGCGTCGTCAGGCTATCCATCTGGCTATTCGCCGCGCTGGCCGCCTGAAGGAAACCACCCTGAAGCGTGAGGCTATTCGCATTCAGCCCAAGCATGCTCGCACCGGTGGCCTTCGCGTCGGTGTCTACGGTGGCTAGGGCCTGGCCGAAAGTCACGAACCCGGACGCGCCCCCGGTGATCGTCGCTAGGAACGCATCCCAGCCCTGGTTTAGCGTCTGTACCTTCGATTGCTGCTGTAGCGCGGCGAACGTGACCGCATCGACCGCGTTCATCAGCGAGGCACCCGCGACCGAGAGGTTCTGGTAGCCCGTCACCAGGTTCGCGACCTTCTGCTGCATCAGCGCGAGGGTGTCCGTACTCTTCACGCCGGCCAGGTCCATCAGCGCGAGCGCCTGGCTATAGCTATAGCCCTGCTTCATCAGGGCGCCAGTCTCCGAGAATAGGTTCCCCTGCTGCCCGATTAGGCTCTGTATCTCGCTGTTGAGCGCGCCGATGTCATGCTGTATCTGTACCGTCGCGGCCTGGCTCTCGGCCGCCCCCTGGTCGAAGACGTCCTTGAATGCATTGCCTAGAGCGTCAAGACCATGCAGATTCATCGATCCCGGGGAGAATGCGGTAGCAAGGTCATGGCCGATCGCCTGGATCTTGTCGTCCGTCTCCTGGAATATGCCGGTGAATCCGGTCCATCCGGCCGTGATACCCTGAGTGCTTACGCCCGCCATCGCCGCATTGAGCTTGCCAATGTCGGCGGAAATACTTACGATCGCATCGCTCGCGGGCATTGCCTGAAGGCTTGCGCTGATTGCCTTGATGTCATTCTGTACGGCGGGAGATGCGCTATCCCACGCCCGCTCCATCTCGTAGGCGGTCGCCGCAATGACTAGGAGCCCTGGGTTATGGCCGATCGCATTGATGGCCGTGCCGACCGACCCCAGACGCCCGGGTAGCTTCTCCAGGAGGCCACCGAGTACGTTTCCCCATAGGTACATCGAGTGAAGCGCGAGCGCGGTCTCTAGCAGGGGCGACGGAAGGCGCGTTATAACGTCCAGTACCTGCCCGGCGCCACCGACAATATCAAGCAGGAAGTGCGCAGTGCCGGGGTCGGCCCTGACAAGATTGGATATTGCTACGCCAACGTCGTTAACGATCCCCTCGAACTGGTGCAGGAAGTTAACGCCGGTCTGTAGCAGACCGCCCATATTCGACTGCGAGTGCGACCACAGGTCGATCTTTGCGATCCAGTCGTCAAGCCCCGTCACAACCTCGGACGAGATACGGGCCAGGTTGCCGCTATTCGAGCTGACCAGGTTCAGGGCACCCCCGTACGCCTCGATGGTCTGGGGTGCCATGGCCTGGGCGAGCGCGTCAAACTTGCCGGTGAGCGGGGGAATCTGGCTGCCGAGGGCGGCGTTGACCGTGCTCACGGCCTGGAGGTGTGTATAGATGTCCTGGGCTGTCGGCACCATCGTCGCAATGCCCACGGTGAGTGCCGCGGTGGCTGTCCCGAGCGCGATCGTGGATTCCAGCGCACCGTCCAGGGCCACATGCCACAGTCCGATCCCGCCGACGGACGCCCCGAGGATGCCGAGCCATCCGCCAAAGGTGCGGGTCACGGTACTGGTGCTCGTATCCGTGTGATTCAGCGCTGGTATCAGACCGAGGTTAATATCCTCAATCAGGGAGTCTTTCTCGCTCTGCAGATGTGTAAGTGCCTGGGAGAACAGATCCGTCTGCGCTTTTGACTCCGCGAGCTGCTGTGCAGCGATGTCGAGGCCCTGAATACTGAACTTGTCGATGATGTCCTGGGCGGGCATCGAGGTCGGTATCTGGTCCTTAACTGCAAAGTTGACCGGAATAGTCTCTGTTAGCCCGTGAATCTTCGCGAGCTGGGAGGCAAGGCTGCCATCCTTCACATTGAAGTCAAGGACGTCGGAGATGCCCGCCTGACTGATCAGGCGCTTGAGTAGCTGCATCTGCGTCATGATGCGGCCCGGCTGAACGTTAACATCAGCGATGTCAGCGATGCCAAGCGACTGAATCTTGGATCTCAGGTTCATCAGGCTGGATTCAAGTAGGTTAGTATCCAGCCTAGGCAACGCTATGCCGCCCAGGTCATCACTAAGGCTCTTGGCCTCTTTGCGTAGCGCGGCCATCTTCGCCATAGCCCCCGCAAAGGCGGGGCCGGTCAGATCGTGCGCGGTGATCCGAATCTCAACTTCGTTCACGGTAATCTCCCTCGCCTTTATAGTAATACCGGCGCAGGGAATTCGCTAATAGCTCTGCTAGTCCATTTAATTGAGTTTTCCGGGGTCGTTTGTAGTTTTTGCAGTTTTCATAGTGTGTGGCGGGAAAATCGTATCTACTATATACATTAGCCATTCTGCGGGACTGATATATCGTAGCGAAAACGTACGTTTCCACTACGGCCGCCGCCCTCCCGCAATGGTGACATCCGCCCTGGTTAACTCGTAGCGAAAGAGCGTAGGGAAATCTACGTAGGGCTATATCCATAGCGTGACGTTTACGCTACGATTAGTCATGAGGATAGGCTACGCGCGAGTGAGTACCATCACTCAGACCAATGACCCCCAGAAGGATCGGCTCGCTCAGGCCGAGTGTGAGCGGATATACACCGACGTCATTACCGGAACAGCGGCAAGCCGACCCGAATGGGATAAGTGCCTGGATGCGCTACGCGCAGGCGACGTCCTAGTCGTGGTGCGACTGGACCGTATCGGCCGCTCGGTAAGGAACCTGATTGCCGTGGTAGCGGATATCAGTGCGCGCGGGGCGGATCTACTCGTGCTCGACCAGGCGATCGATACAACGACCCCTAGCGGTACATTCCTATTCCATGTTCTGGCGGCAATCGCGGAATTCGAGCGCGATCTCACTGCGGAGCGGACGCGAGACGGGCTAGCAGCAGCACGGGCGCGGGGGCGCAGCGGCGGCCGGCCATCCAAGCTGGATGCGAGCAAGCGGCGCACAGTGATGCGCATGTATAAGGCCACAGGCAGTGACGGCCGCCGACTTCACACGGTTCAGGACATCGCGGATGCGGTGGGCGTTCACCGGACGACCGTGTACGCCTACCTACGGCAATCGTAACTTTATGTAGCCATACGTATACACTCAGGGTATACTTGACTTAGGTTCGAAAACCAGTCCGAAGGAGACGACCATGACCACCACCGCAGCCACCCCCGCCCCCGCCGCCAAGCCGGCGACCACCCGCAAGCCGCGTGCCAAGAAGCCCGCCCCGGCTGCGACCCCCGCGCCCCCGGTCGCCCCCGTCACCCCGCCCGCCCCGGAGCCAAAGCCCAAGACCCCCGCCGACTACCGGCGTGAGATCGACCTGGCGATCATTGCCGCCGCCGGTGAGCTGGTTAAGAACAGCGTCCCGGACGCCCTGCGCCCGGTCGTCGCCCGCCTCATCGCCAACCAGCTGCACCACCTCAGCAGCCCGAGCGGCGGCTGGCCCACGGAGCACCTGCCGAAGCCAGAGCGGAGCGATTGGCGCTAGCGCCCCCGACGCCGACGGCCCGCTCCCGGTACGGGGCGGGCCGTCGGCGGCTAGGGACGGTCGCGGGCCACGCGGAGAGGCCGAAATTAGCCGACTTTCGGCCCGGCCCGGCGTAGGGGGCGCTACGCCCCCGCCGCGACGGCGCTACGGCCGTCTCCGCCGTTTATGCGATTCGCGGTCTCGGCGCGGTGCGCGGCTCTGCGCTTCTCAAGGTCAGCGAGGGATCCTGCGTCATACAGAACCTCGTCCCCCTGCGTGTCACTCGCCGTTACCAGGGTGGAACTTGGGGTGTACCCGTCCCATACCGACTTGAGTTCTGCACGTAGCACGGCGGCCCAGTTGTCGTTGCGCTCGATCATTCTGTGCTCCTGTAACTTTCTGATTTTCGGTATCGCCACATGTCAGAGTGCTTCGTTAGCCGGCTATCGTTTTAGGTTTCCGGCTTCTAAACCTCTAAACCACTCCACACCAGTCTGCATAGCCGTATCCGCCGGCCCCTACCCGTGCCGATACAGCGCCCGGGAACGAGACGCGAGCGGAGGACCCGGGGACAACCGCCCGGTCAACGGCCACCCCCTGCCGCCCGAGTTCCGCCCCGGTTGTCCCGTCGTAGTACACCACCGTCACCCGCCCGACGCGCCCGCCCGTCCCGCCGACGTTATACGTGGTCAGCGTGACGGTTCCGTCGCCGCCGCGCATCCCGTTCGCGGGCGCCGGGGCCACCGGTGACCACGCGCACCCCCACCGCATTACCGCCGCGCTCGGCCGCTCACTCCCGGTCGCGAGCGCATAGGCAGCGGAGGCAGTCCCCACCGCCAGCGGGACGCCGAAGCCGATTGCCACGATCCACTTTCTCATTCCTGATTCTCCTTCTTGCCGTTGCCGTACGGTCCTAGGGATCGGTCGGGTCGCTCCGAACCGGTCGGGGGTAGCCCCTAGGGGAGCTACCCGACCGACCGGTCCGTCGCCTGCGACCGGTCGGCCGACCGCTTACCCCGACCGGTCGGCCGACCGGTTCTCGTACTTCCCGCCGCTTACCTTGGCGAATGTGGCATCATCACCGGTCGCCCCACGTCGTAGGGCCGACCGAACCTGCTCGTATGTCATGCCTAGATCGTCGGCGAGCTCCCGAGGGCCGACCGGTCGGCCTAGGTCGGCCATGCGGCCCCGGATTCTGGCCTGCGTCATCGCATCGCCAAGGCCCTCCAGCTCGTCCTCCCACCCGGCCGGGTGGTAGGTGAATGTGCCGTCCGGGTGCGCCTCGTGAATCAGGCTCATCGTGTCCCCGATGAAGCGCGAGTCCCTGTCCTTTGTGCAGTGAAGCTCGTACTCTCCCGAGACGCCCCGCTTGCCGACGCGGCCGTTAACCACCCTCATCACGGCCACAAAGTCGACCGCGCGGTCCTTGTCGCTGGTACCGCGCGCCCGGCCCGTATCGCTCAGGCCCGAGTGGTCGGCGACGATCGCCGCGCCACCAAGCAGAGCCATCGGCCGGGCTGCCGCGTCAAACCAGCTACGTACCTGAACGGGGTTGTTCTCGTCGAGCCCGGAGACAGCGAGCATTGAGATCAGCGAGTCATACGCCAGAGTTCGGCAGCCGTCCGACCAGGCCCGCTCGCACAGGGCGCGTCCGTTCCGTACCAGGTCAACCGGCCGCATCATGTCGCTGTAGTAGCGGAACCGCGCGATCTCCTCTGCCGTGGCTCCCAGATCGTTCAGCAGTCGCCGGAACCTCACCGGCCCCATCTCCTGCTCGTACACGCCGAATAGCTCCCCGGCCGCCCATCCCTCGCGAATCCGCCGCAGGCCCGTATACACGATCAGCGGTGACTTGCCGGTGTTGTGGGTACCGACGAGCGAGCTCACCGCGCCGCACGGGAATATGCCCTCCGCTCCGAGCCGTAGCGGCGGCGGATCGGCCACCGCGAGCAGGTCAACCGGAGGGAACAGCGCCGCGTCGCCCCGTGCGGCGCGCTCTTCGGCGTCGAGCCGTGCCTTAGCCGCGCGGGCCGCCCGCATCCGCCGGTAGGCGGTGTCTTCGTCCTGGGCGTCCCGGCTGCGCGGGCGCCGCCCGCGCTCCGGCCGCCCGTGCGCGCTGATGTCCGCGAGGATGGCGGCCTCTTCCGCCGTGGCGTCGGGTATGACGCGGCCGGGCTTGTGAAGCAGCCCGCGCACGTCCTTCTCCTTCCAGGGACGGCGCTTGTCGTAGGTGGGCATGTCCCGCGTGAGGCCGACGGTCAGCCGGACGATCTCCGCTTCCCCCATTCCTCTCCTCTCTAGCTCGTGGACGTAAGCGAGCAGCGCCCCGCGCTGCGCCCCCGCTTCTGCGGTTATCGCCGTGGCCCGGAGCGTGTCGAGCGCTGGCCGGGCGGGTCCGGTCGGCCCGGTATCCCGGGCGGCCCCCGCGCGGGCTACGGCGCGGCGTAGCGCGGCGCCGGTCGCGTCGCCGGGGCGGGGCCGGGCGGGCGGCCCGGCCGCCCGGTAGGCGCGCGGTAGCCCGGTGGCCTTAGACGGGCGGACGGTCGGCGGTAGAAAGACGAATCCGCGGCCGTTGCCCTCCGCATCGCCCGCCTGGAGGTCTAGCCCCGGCCGGAAGCCGGTTGCCTTCCGGATACCGAGCGTGGCGATGTATAGATGCTGGCCACCCGAGGGCGTCTCGACGCGCCAGTACACCTCCGGGCCATCGTCGCCCAGCTCCCTCGACAACTGCTCGAAGCTGGCGTCGCCGCCGTTGCGCGGGTCGATATCGATCACGTCATAGACGACGCCCGTCACCGCACACAGGGCGGTTCCGCGCGCCACCCGGACCCGGGCAAGATCGGGGACGGTCAGCGGCCAGCCGCGCGGCGGAATCGGGTTGCCCTCCTGGTCGAGCCGCGCCGTGAACACCGGCACGCCGAACCGAACGAGCTGCCGCGCGAAGTCCAGGTCGCTCATGCGCGTGGTCGTGGCCGCGCTCATCGTCCCACCACCGTCAATCGTGGCCGGGCGGGGCACTCGTCGCGGGCCGGAAGTACCCGGCCGCTCTCCTGGATGGCGAGCGCGAGGGCGCTGCGCCATATCTGGGTGGTATGAGAGAGACGACCGAGACCACGGACGGCGGAGTGGCCACAGTACGTATGGAATACGCTATTAACTGCGGCGATGAGCCCGGTGTGGCCGGCGGCCGCAAGTCCGACGAGATCGCTCGCGACGGTGTACGCCGCCTCGACCCCGGTGCCGCGCTGGAATGCGTGGCTTATCTGCCGGTGAGCCGCGAGCCGCGCATTCATCATCCGTACGCACCCGCCGCCCGCTCCGACGCACGCCGCCCACTCCGCGTTTACTCCCTCCCCAAATACGCTGGGGACTTTTACTTTCGCCGGAAAAGGGCTAGTATTGAGCCTGGGCACTGAAGGTCTCCTTCCCTCTCACTGTCCTGTTCGGTTGGCCGGGTGCCGGGGTCGGCTATTGTCGCGATAGTCGGCCCCCCGCGCCTGCGATTATCGGCGCGCTTCGTGCTCTGCATTGCGGATCTTCTCTAGCCGGGAGCGATCGACGATGCTCGGGCTCTGTAGCAGCTGGCTGTAAGCCCCGGGCTCGGGCTCTCTGAGCGCGCGGAGGAGGATGTCCTTGTCGCGCAGGTTGTCGATAAGCGCCCGGATAAGCGCGACAATGTCCTCGTCGCTGATCGTCTGGCCCTGCTGGCCTACGTAGCTGTCCATAATCCGGTAGGCCATCGCCGTATCGCCCGCGCTCGCGGCGGCCACCATGTCCCGCGTGAATAGCGCCCCGGTACGCATTCCCGCGTAGCGCGCCTTCTGGGACTCGCTAATCTTGTTCTTGGATTCCTGAGACATACGGTAACCCGCTGGCCTAGGCATAGGTCCCCTTTCGCAATTGCGCCCTGCGACGCTAAAGTAACTTTACGTCGGAACGGCGCATTTCGCTACGGCGATTTACCTGTGGCGATGTGAAAGGGAAAAGCGCAGAATCGTCTACGAGATTATCGCGGGGACGGGTAGCAGAGGGTCCGTTACCGTTTCGCTGGCGGGAATCCGAATTATGAATCCGGGCTGTACTCGGAACGGATCGAGCAGATTACCGCCGCGCCCGGTGGGGCGGAGCGTCGGCGCGGCTACCTTGCGGACGACGGACCGCTGCGCCGTGAGCGGCATATCGAGCCACCGCGCAGCGATATCGCGCGCCCGCGCCCCCACCATTCCGCGCAGCTCCGCCGGTACGGTCACCGCGCTCGCGCGGGCGTCGAGCGTGGCGATGCGCGCCTCGATGCCGCTGGCTATCCGCGCATAGGCGGTCGCACTCAGCGCGCCCGCGATCGCCTGCGCCTCGAACTCAGCGAGCCGCCGGCGCTCCTCGGCGCCGTGCGCACGGGCCGCGCTCACCGCCGCCTCGTCGCTCGCGGTCAGCACCTCGTACACGAGCGGGTGAGCGCACCAGCGGACGATCGCCTCGCCGACAAGCCAGTCCATCCACTCAACGGGCGCATAGCAGTGCGTACTCTGCGAGTGCGTACAGCGGTACTGCGGCTCGGGGATTCCGTTGCGTCGCCTGTTCGTGACGACGCCCAGGCCCGCGCCGCACTCGTCGCATGTGGCGATGTACGAGAGCAGCCACCGGGCCGCGCCCGGCCGAATACCGCCGCGCGTGCCTGCGTTCGTTCGACGGGCCGGATCGCGCAGCACGGCGACGGCAGACCAGTAGGTGCCCTCGTCAACGAGCGGGGGCCAGTTACCGTCGAGTAGCTCGCCGCCGTTGTGACGGCGCTTCCCGATGTAGACGACGCCCTCAAGAACCATCCGGGCGATTGACGAGTGTGCCCAGGGCTTACCGTCGCGCCTGGTTATGCCGCGCGCCGAAAGATCACGAATGATGCCGGTGAGCGAGTCGTTCTCCGCCAGGCGCGTGATGATCTCTGCGGCGACGGGCGATTCGGCAGGGTCCGGGTACTGAATCGGACGCCTGCCCTTGGGGTGGGCGGGGTCGTGCTCGTAGCGGCGCGCGTAGCCGTAGGGAATGCGCCCGTAGGGCTCGCCCCGCTCGGCCGCGTCCGCGATGCCGCGCCGCGCCCTCACGCTGGTCCGCTCTGACTCGCCCGCGTTCTCGATGCCCTCGCCCGCGAGTTCCCTGTAGTCCTTCCACTTACGGAGGTCGTACAGGGATTCGTCCTTGGTCACGTAGATCTGGACGCCGTGATCGCGGCAATCGTCGAGGAATCCAACCCAGTCGCCGAGCGTGCGGCTGCCCCGGGAGCTTTCCCACATCACAACGATATCCAGGCGATCCGCGCGTACGTCGGCCCGGAGCCGTTCCCATTCCGGCCGCGCCCGGCGTGCGTACCGGCTCGCGCTCAGGCCGGGGTCCGGGTAGCGATCCGCAATGCGCCACTCCCGCTCGCGTGCGGCTACCTCGCCCTCGCGGTTCTGCTGGTCAACGGAGCGCGAGAGCTCCGTGTCCCTGATGCCGGTGCTCACGCGCTCGTACATCCCGGCTCTCATACGCCTCACCGTACCCTCTAGGGCTAGATCTCCGCGCCTATCCGTCGCTACCGGGGCTGGACTCATCCCCGCCTTGCTCGCGCTCTCGTATCTTAGCAAGAACGTGCAGATAGAGGCGGCGCTCCATCTCCGCGCTAGCGAGGTTGTAGGCCGCCTTAGCGATACCGCGCTCAATGCTCCCTGGTATCGCTAGGGCCTCCCTCGCGAGGGCGATCCGCATCCGATTCAGTACCTGGTCGTCGCTCATCCCATCGAACGTGCTGGAACGGCGAAAGCTACCGCTAGCGTCCATACGAACTAGGGTAGCGCGCTATAGCCCGCTATAGCTAACGGTGGCGGAACGTAGTTATTCCTGCTCAGCTACAGTGCGAACATGATCGACGAGGACGACCCGAGGCCGCCATGGGTGCAGCTTGCGGACAGTCTTCGCGAGCGGATCCGCACAGGAGAGATCACCGGACGCCTGCCGTCCGAGCGAACCATCCACGAGGAGAGCGGGCTCGCGCCCGTCACCATCCGCAAGGCCATCCGTAAGCTGCGGGATGAGGGCCTGGTCGTGACTGTCAACGGGCGCGGCAGCTTCGTGAAACGGGACGCGGGCTAGCGAACTACGGCCACATGGAGTTACGGACCGAGGACGATCGCCTGGCTCGCCTCGTACGGGTAGGCGCTCGTGGGCTGCGGGTAGGTGGCCGGTGGCAGGCCAGTGCTGTACAGCTGGCTAATCGCATTCGCATCAGCCACGCCAGAAAGGATCGCGTTCGCCCCGGCTGCCGAGAAGCCGATGCCCTGCAGATCGGCGACAGACACGCCGGACGTCCACTTATACTCGTTGGCAATGTCGTTGAGCGCATCGCGCAGCGCTCCCAGCTTTGCCTGTACCCGCTGGGTAACGATCGCCTGGTTGATCCCATCGAAAATTGCCATTACGATTCTCCTACCGTGTCGGAACAAGGAGCGAGGCGCCGAACTGCGTCCCGGTAACGCTGAGGGTGACAAGTCCATTCATGGCTACAGACACCGGCCCATCCGACCATTCCGCCGCTGGCCACAGATCTTTGGGCACGCCGCTTATGCTCGCGGTGCCCGGCGCATTTCTCCATGCGAGTGCGAATCGCAGCGCGAGCGAACCGTCGGAAGCCGGCCGGTAGTCCGCCAGTCCGGTTGCCCCGGACGGCATAGCCAGCGCCTGCCAGGAACGACCGGATTGCGAGATGACTGCGTTCTCGTAGAGTATAGATATGTTCATCATCGCCTGGCCTGCAATGACAGTCGCATCATCTGTCTGGCGCCGGATACGCCCTGCCATGCTATCCCAGGTTTCATCCGGGCCGAGCGCCATCGCCGACCTGAATACAGCGAGTATCCCGCGCAGTTCGGCTATCTCGCGCCTGAGAACGCGGATATCGTCAGCCTTCTGATCTACCATGTCGGCAGTCCTCCGCCTTCGTACGGGATTTCTGGGACCGCGTTGATCGTCATGGTCCGCTTGAATGCATTGAGCGCCTCAGTGAAGCCGAAGGCTAGCTGCTTAACCGTGGCAGACTCCGCGAACGAAGGCGGGCTCGCAATCTGGAAGTAGTCGCCTATATCCATCGCGGCGGTAACGGCGAAGTTACCCTGCGCGGCATTCCTTGCCATATCGATGTTGACCGCCGGGTAGCGGTTACCGGCCACAGTGCCGACAGTCATGATCCATAGGGCACAGTTCGATAGCTGAGTATCCGCATACGCGATCGCGGTAAGCGAGTACGTATACTCACCGACGCCGTTCGGAGGCGTGAGGATCGACAGCGTTCCGGTGGCTAGGTACTGGCGTGCGGAAGATCCGCCCGACCGGGAAACGGTAACGTCGTTGCGGGTCATCTGAAGATCGGCAACCGGCTGAAGCGGCTGAGCGAGTTCGCCCGATGTGTAATTATACGTGACGACCGGGCTCTGGTTCTGCATGTTCTTGCGCGTTCGATACGTCATGCCGAAGAACCCGCGTGCCTCGAACATCTGCCCACGGTCGAAGTCCTCGATACTCTGCAGAATATTGGGCAGCGTATCGTTCTGCTGAGGCCCCATCTGCGGGGTATCGGTGTTCGTGCCTATCAGTGAGTATCCGATGCCGAACTCAGTGCATAGCCGGGTGAACCGGTCGGCCGCATACTCGCCGTTGTAACCGGAAGCAGCCGTCGCTAGATCAGACAGCGACGTAACGACACCCTGAACGATGTACCCGCCAGCGCTTACCGCCCCGGTCTCGGTGCCGCCAGGGTTGCCGAGCACTGTGCTCACGTTTCCGATAGACGAGCTGGCCACGGTGCCCGACGCGAGGGTGGTGGGTGACATCCCCGTTCCCGGCAGGATTGTCTTTAGCGCCCAGGCGATACTACTCCCGCTCGGGGTTAGCTCAACCGAGACGATGACCGGAACTCCGTTGTAGCTCCCGGCCGCTGTGGATGTGAACTGCGCGACGTGGCTAGCGTTATAGCCAATTACCTGAAGAGTGCCGCCGGTGCCGTAGATGACATCGACCGTAGCGATCGTCCCTGCTGTCGTGAAACGACAGTAGACAGCGCCGTTCACCCCGCCAGTCGACGGTACATGGAGAAGGAAACGAACAGCATTGGCGTATGGCGTAGTGACCGTCGTATAGGTGAGGGTGACCTGCCCAGCCCAGCCATTGGCGCCGTTGTCGTAGGAACCGGCACCTCCGGCACCCGCGGCACCAACGACG